GTAATATATCCTGCACCATTAGTTAATTGGTTGTTGTTTGTTGGAATAGTTGGTTTGTTTGACAAGTCATTATAAGAACCAGATGTAGCAACAGTTGATAAAGATGGTTTGTTTAGAATTTGACTATCACCACTTGATGAGTTCCAGTCAGCATTAACATTAACCTCTGCACCTGCACTAATGCCATCAAGTTTTGTGCCATCAGTTGCAACATCTCTACCATCTACTGTACCATCTAAAATTATATTTCCACTAACATCAATTCCTGTAGCATTTGTTTCGACTTTGACTATTCCATTATTGGCTATTTTTACTGCACCACCATCAGTCATTGTTATATAATCTTTAGTATTATCTGCGTTAGATATTCTCATATCTGAACCAAGTATTCTTAAATAACCAGTTCCAGTATCTTGAATATAAGAATGATTGGTGTCATGGTAAATTTGTAAATCGCCACTACCACTTGCACCACCTAAAGATAATTTAACATTATCGTTAAGGTGTACTTCACCAGTAAATGTGCCACCACCAGATAATACAGATGGTATAGTTGCAGATGAACCTAAAGTACACGCAACACCATTAATAGTAATTGTTGGACTTGCAATAGTTGTTGCAACAGAAACATCACCACTTGCGTTCATGTTAGCAGTTCCAGTTACAGCACCAGTTAATGCAACTGTTGTTGTTTGATTATCCCAACTATTTGTTCCATCATAAACTAAGATTTGTCCTGCTGACGGACTAGAAATATTTGCGTCAGTTGCCTCACTCAGTTCATTAATCCCAGTAATTTGTGAGTCAACGTAAGTTTTTATAGCTTTTGCACTTGCCACTGTATCATCTGAACCAGAAACACTTGTAATATCGGTATCAACAAAACCAGATATAGCTGAATAAGGCACGTTGCTTATTGTGTTGTTAGAACCAGAAATAGTTTTGTTATTTAATGTATCAGAACTGGTTGCAGTAATATAGCCACTGTTATTTGTCCATTGAGATATAGAACCAGATTTGTTTGTGAAAGTTGACGTTGATGATGGTGTTACATAACCACTATCATTAGTCCATTGAGAAATATCACCACTTTTATTTGTAAACGTTGCAGTATCACTTGCGTATGCAGTTAATTCTGATTGAACATATTGTGTATTTGCTAATTTTGTTGAATTGTCATTTGCACTCTGAGTAGGTGCAGTTGGGTTGCCAGTAAATGCAGGGCTAGATAAACCTGCTTTGCCATTAAATTGAGTTTGTATGTCAGAGGTAACACCATTTAAGTGTCCTAACTCTGCGTCAGTTACACTGCCATTTAGTACAATGCTGATATTATCGTTGGGGTCATCATAAGTTACAGTCACACCACTATGTGTACCTGCATTAAACATTGCACCCACTGTATCACGTTGACCCTCTGGGTTTATACCAAAGAAACTTGCTAGTTCAGAAATCTCTGCACGTTTAGTATGATTTTCTGACGTGTCAGCTATAACTATGTTGTCGTTACTTGCAATTTGACCAGAGGTCATTGCAGTCATCTGACTAATTTTTTTATCTGCCATTTAGAGTCCTTTATTTAATCTTTTGTGTTTATTCATTGAACTTGTTTTTAATTTAGTTTTGTTTGGATTGCCTATTGATGTTCTCTTTGCAATCCTAATATGTTGAGAATAATTAAATGCCTTGCGTTTAGACATTTGACCATTGCTCTTTCAATTTGTTTTTTACTTTAGTTTTTTTCTTAGTTGTTTTTTTTCTAAAAATACTTGAGTAATTATCTCTAAATTTTTTAGAGGGTAGGTGTATTCCATCTTGAGCCATTACGATACAATCGGTTCACCAGTATCTAGTTCATAAGTACGACCAGACTCTAAAACTACGTTATCACCAGTTTCTTGTATTAAAATGTTAAAGCCACCACCAGAGCCATCATCACCTTGCAAATTAAATCCACTGACATCTACTCGTCTACTTCTATACCTTGCAGGTGAACGTACATTTTTACGTTGGGTTAATCTGCCACCTAACATCTATCTAGTACAATCTGTTATGTAGCAAGTGCCAGTTTGCGTTGCAAATTTTAACACTGCAATTTTCATACTCTCTGGTATGTAAAAATATTCAATCGTATATGCAGGTAACAATGCACTACCAGTTGTTGCAGTAGGGTTCTCACCTATTTCAATATGAACATCACATGATGAAATCACTCTGTAATAACACATATTGTTATCTAATGCTGATGATTGTGCTGAACTTGAACCTACTGATACAGTTCTAGTATTGCCTAGTTTAAATGCTGTTGGATAGCCACCTATTGCCATAATAATTACCTCGTTAATGATGTTATGAAAGCAGTGCCACCACCAGTTACAGTTCTAACTGCAACTTTCTCACCAGATGATATTCCAACAAAAAACTCAGTCTTTGCAGGTATAAATGCGTCAGAGTCAGTAGCAGTTGGGTTGACCCCTATTGCATAATGTGAGTCAACAGTAGTTATAATACGCACTACCATAATACCCTCTGCAATCGCAGGTGATTGTGATGATGTTGCTGACGTTGACATTTTGTCAGTTTTTTTATCTCTATATTCCATAAAATTTAAAATTCCTAAAGATAGCAGGGTGGCTATAAGCCACCCCACTATTATTGTTTATGCGTCTGTTAAATCAAACACTCCACCATTACCAACTGGGTTTTTACACATTAGTGTGTACTCAGTTGTTAATAGGTAGCTTGTACTGTCTGAAATTTTTGCGAGCTTATCGACTGCATAATCTCTAAGCACTCCAAGACCCCATAAAGATGGGTCAAGAACTAATAAGTCTCTAGTTCTCATGTGTCTTGCAGGTGTAATAGATAAAGACCCAAAATCACTTTCATAAACTGAAATTGATGTATGTAGAGTCTTATCTTTTGCGTCTGCTTGGATTGTTGCACCACCAGTAAATGCTGATGAGATTTTTTGCTTGTTGAATGAGCCACAATAAATTTTTGTTGCGTCACCACCATTATCCCATACAGATTTTACTACTGCTTTAAGCATATCCTCTGTTAAGGCACGTCTGTTAGATGTACTTGCGTCAGTTCTAGCATTTGCGCCAGTTCCGTTTGCGTCAGCACCACCAGTACCTTTAGATGTATTAGTAGAAATCCAAGAATTGACTCCTGCTAATGCTCTTGCAGTTGTAGTGTTTCCAGTAGCTTTAGCACCATTTTGAAACAAAGATGTTTCTTGGTCAGTTCTTAAAGCCTTACCAGATTTTGCTAGAACGTAAGCACTGTACGTTGACATTCCTGCATGGTCTGTTGCGTCTTGCGTACCAGATACAGCAAAAGCCTTTGCAGAGATTTGACACATATTGTCAAGTCTTGTCATGTCAGTTTGTGCAGTAGCAGTGTAATTCTCACCCTCTAACTGTTTGTTTGTTGCAACTGGTGAATCCAGTGCGTCTTTTAGCCATTCCATTTTAGTAGAAGTAGCTTTTGATTTTGCCAATGAACTCAAAAATGGGGTATCAAAAGGCGATATGTTAGAGATAGTCTCTGATAAATCGTCTTTTAAACCTGCATTAATTTGGAACGTATTGACAGCATTTGTAGTTATAGCCATGTCGGTTATTCCTCTCTTTATTAAGTTTAAAAAAAAGAATTATTACTCAAACAAGCCTTTTAAAATGTCAGTTGCGTCTTCGATAGAACCAGTCTTTTTAAACCTTGCCATCTTATCTTGTTTTGCTTTAGCATTTTTAGTTTCTTTACTCGCAACAACACCACCTTTTAATACTGGTGTTGCACCTGCAACTTTTTGTTTCAGTTGAGGCTTACGTTTTTGTAAGGCTCTATATTTCATGCCATCAGCAATTAACTTGACATACCTATGGTCGTTCACTTGACTTATTTCATCTTGCGAGAAATCTAATTCTTGCAAATAATTTACTAAGTCTTTGTTAAAACCATCACGAGTCTCTGGGTTCTTTAACTCTGGGATTGATAAATACATTTTTTTTTGTTCTTCTTGTATGAACTTTTTATGCTCATCATTTTTTTGTTGTTCAATGTAAGCATTTTGTTGATGTATTTGTCTTGCCCTCGTTTCCAGTTCGTGTCGCTTTCGCATACCCTCAACTGGGTCAGATTGCATTAACTCGTCTAAACCTTTTGCGTCAATTTGCAGTTGTTGTCTTGCGTATTGTTGCATTTGTTCTAGTTGTGCCAATTTTTCAGATAAGACTTCTTGTTGTTTAGCTTGTTCTTCTTTGAACTGATTTCTTTCAATCGCTAGTGTTTCAGTCTTAATTCTATAATCGTTATCTCTACTATAACCTGCCTTTAATTCATCAAGACTGACATCATATTCTTGACCTTGAACCTTGACTGTATAAGTTGGTTCTGGTTCTTGTTCAGATGTTTCTTGCGTAGGTTGTTCTGTCTGTTCAACATCAGATAACTGTTCACTTTCAGCAAGACTTTCATCAACTACTGCTAAATCCGAGTCATTCGGTTGTCCAGTGTTTGGTTGTTCTTGTTCTGCCTCTGCGACCTGTTGTTCAGAGTTTTGCACTTGAGGTGTTTCACCTATCTTGTCAAGTTCGTTGTTTGCAACTCCACTTTGATTTAATAGGCCTACAATCTCGTTTGCAGTGCTTTCTAATGAGCCATCATTTTCCATGATAGTCCTTTCGTATGCTAACAAACATTAGTGTTTGCTAGATTCCTCAGTTCCCTAATGGGTTGACCTAGAATACTTTGGGTGCTTGTTTACTTTGTTCTGCTAATTCACCAGTCTGCATTATCTCTTGCAGGTGTGCTTTTACAGTTGTCAAAGTGTTATAACATAAATAGATGTTTGTGCGTTCAGCGACTTCATCAACTTTAGTTAAAAATATTTCATCTTTATAAAGAGCCTCTAGTTTTTCAAAAGCCTCTTTTAGCAAAGGTTCATCAAGCAACTGTTTTGCTTTATGACCTCTAGTTATTTCTTCATCACTCATAAATTATGTAGTTTTTTTAAATTTGCCACCTGCTTTTTTGTATTCCTGCGATAACCACATATTTGCGTATCTGCTAGGGTACACATCAAACTTTTTTTTAGCTTGAGCCTTTTTTTGTGCGTAAAGTTTTTTATTAGTTGGTTCTTTTCCCATAATTTATTCTTTTGGTACGATTGGTAAAGGTGGCAATGGACTTTCAAAATCAGCACTTGGAATATCCATTGGTCTTGGTTCTACTGGTGGTTGTATTCCTTGAGGTGGCATAGGTACATTCATAGGGTCGTTTGGTGGTATATTTGGTTGTGGCATATTATTTTTTGCAAACCCACCAATTTGTTTCATTGCCTCGACTGACAACTTAGTTTGTCTTTTAATTTCCTCTTGGTCTATCTGCCTACCATAATTTAACTCTAGTTCTTGTATCTTAGTTTCAAAGTCTAATAGTTGTTTTTCTGCTTTTAACTCAACTTCTTTTTGTTTTAGTTCAAGTTCAGCAAGTTTACGTTTATTTTCACCCTCAATCTGCGCCATTGATACTTTCTCAAATTCAGATGGTTCAGCAGGTTCTTCCTCTGGTATTGGATTTTGTTCTGGGTCTAAGAAAAATAAATCAACATTCTTTAATCCTGCGCTCTCAACCATCATTTCCAATGTATTGTAAATCTTTTTCAGATTTACTAATGGTGCTGACGGATTGCCTTGCGTTGTTAGTGCTTGTACTTGACGTTCTAAAATATTATTTAAGAAAATCATCTGTTGGTCTTGATTACCAGTACCTAATGCAGATGTTATGGATATATCACATCTATCTTTCCACTCATAAGGTTTGTAAGGTACAAACTTATTTCTAATACGAACTATGTCCTCTTTATTTTGATATTTGACAATACACTCTAGTATCTTTTTACCTAAATCATTAACACCAGTATGTGCAAATGTTCTCGCAATAAACTCAACTCTGCTTTGTGCTTGAGTCATTACTTGATTTAAACCAGTAGATGTTTGACTATTCAATGCGTCTGCATTTAACCCTTGACCTAGTTTTGTAACACCAGTTCTAGATTCTTTTAACTCATCATAATATTTTAACAATGGGTATGCAGTATCGCCTATTGATTGAACTGGCATAGTCTGTATAGACTCCATTGGATTGCCTTTAGTTCTCACAATCATGTTTGGTCTATTTGATAAAATATCAGATACGTTCACTCTGCTATCATCAATAGCAAGTCTGTTGTTCTGTATGCCATAAATATTGTCATTTAGGGCTCTCATCACATACGTTTTAACTGATTGTACGTCTTGCACTAATTCTGCTATTGAACGACCATACAATCTATGTGGCATTATAATTGGTGTTGCAGTTACAAATGGAAAACTATCATAAGGCTCATCTGACAACAAAGTTTCACCATTATTACCTGCTACCACAAATTTTCTTAATTCAGATTTATGTGTGCCAGAATAATCACACTTAACATAACACTCAAAGACCTCTACATCTTGCGTTGACAAGTCCGTTATGTCTCTTTGTATAGAATTATGAATATCACTATGCCTTGTTTGAAACTCAGTGTTCATGTCCTCAACTCGTTCTGTTGGCAAACTCATTACTGTTTCTCTATCAAAACCTAACTCTATCAACTCGCCACGAGTCATCATTTTCTTTTGTGCTATAAAATTTGCGTCATCAATGCTTTTTGCATTGCTTTCAATTAACATTTCTTCAGGTGGAATACCCTCAATACAAGTTTTACCTTTTTTGTTAATTCTATGAATAACAACATCATGCAACATTGCAGTTGGTTGAACATCTATAACTGGTTTAGGCTCTTGTTCCATACCCATCATGTTCGCCTCATATTCTTCATGGGTTGCAAATGGGTGTACTGTACCATCTGGCATTGTGTGTGTTTCTTCCATGCCCATAGGTGCAACTGGCTCTTGCTGATAATCGCCAGTTGGATTCTCATCTACATATTCAGTATGTTCTATGACCTCAACATCATTATCATCAATCAGCATTAAATATTCATCATCAGATAAACCCTCATAGCTTTCTCTTACTACTTTGTCGGTATATTCGTGATAAACTTTTAAAAACCCATTTTTTTCTAACAATGCGTCTTTTAAAAAGTTGTGCAGTAAAACCCACCCATTATTTTTTTTAAAAAATATGTGGTTTATATAATCAGTAGATTGCTCTGCTATCTCAACATCTTCAACACCCACTGGCTCACAATGAAACAGCTTGTTTGATTGCGTAAAGATACGCATTAGGTTTGCCATTAATGGTTCGATTGCGTCAGATACATCACTAGATATAACTTTAGACCTACCATCTACCTCATTACCCATTGGGTTACCAAGATAGTAGTCTAATGCAGTTTCCCTAGTCTTAGATAAGTTGCCAGAGTAAAATCCTTGAGCATTGGCAATATGTTTGCCTACTAACGATTTAACCTCGTCAGCAGTCATCATTTTATGTTTTTTTGCCATTACCTTTTTTTACCTTTGCCTTTTTCTTCTTTTTTACCTTTTTTGTTGTATTGAATAATCATACTAATCCTATGCTTTCTATTTTTAATGGTTCATTCCAGTTACCTCTGTTTGCAGTACCCATCAATGCCATGCCATATCTTAGTGCGTCAGCACAATGACTATGCTCGTTATGGGCAGGTCTATCTCGGTAAACTCGGTGTCTGGAGTCATAAACTTTGGAATATGATTTTAAATGGTTAATGCCCTCTGCACATCTACCCTCATCAAACCAAAAATTTTCAAAATTATGTCTTACTGTTGCAATCCCATCTGCAACTGGTAATTTTGGTGCTATTTCTAAATTCGTTAGACCTAATTCTTGTAAAATTTGAAATCTTGATACTCCAAGACTTAAATCTCTTACTCTAACGTCATGTGGTACAATAATTCTCGAATAATTGTACGATTTTTTATCTAAAAGGTCTGCCAAATGTTGCAAACCCTCACCTTGATATTCAACAAAATCAATAAATCTGTATTCATGCTTATTTCTTTGCACAAACCAAATAGATGTTGCGTCATTTATTCCTAAATCTATGTAAACTTCGGTTTCTAAGTCTAAATCTTCTTCTAGTTTGCAAATACGACCCTCATCATAGGCCTTTTGCACATAACCACCATAATATGAGCCAGTAATATTAGCCTCAAAACTACATTCAAACTCTTGGTCGTATGCGTCTTGACCCATTTGTTGTTTTGCGCTCTCAAGTTCCTCATTAGGAACAACCTTAGTTAATGAAACTGGCATTAACATATTAGCCCAGTCATCACCAGATTGCTCAGACTCGGCATATTTAAATATTTTATATAAATAATTCTGTAATTTTGGTGTACCTACAAAGACACATCTGGTCTTTTCACCATTCATATCATTTCTATCAACTAATGCAGGTCTAATAATCTGGTTAAATAATTCTTCTTCCATCATTTGAACCTCATCAAGTACGCAATAGTCAATATATCGACCTCGAATCTTATCTTGGTCTAAACTGCCCACTATCTGCATACGACTTCCATTTGGAAAATCACATCTTAGTTCAGTTTGATTAAACTTGACGTTGGGTATGTCTTTGGTCAGTTGTTGCCAATAGTCAAAGTGTATTGCCTTACCCATACCAATAGTTGGTGTAATTATATATCCTCGCCAATTTGGTTTTTTGGTTTTCAAGGCCTCACGAATGAGGTGCATACTTAAAGCCAGACTTTTTCCAAATCGCCTATGACAAACTGCTACTACAAATCTATGGTTTTCTATAAGTTCGTGTAATTCAGCTTGATACTTTCTTGGCTTATAATCCAAGACTATATTCGGCATAATGTTTATTTAGTATTTAGGTGCTTTACTTTTAATTCTATTTACTTCTTTTTTAGACATATTAACACCAGTAGTACCTTTTATCTGCAAGTTCATTAACCTTTGCATTTCAGCAAGTCTTTTTTGTTCATCAGCAGACATAATCGCACCATAAACAGTTTTAACCATATCTTTAAAATTTGTCATAGAATGATACTCCCTATAATGGCTACAACTATTATTGCACCTGCTATTTTATATTTGTTTGGTGTGTTATCCCACTTTTCTTCGAGCCACCATTTAAAATCATCAAACATATTAACCTCTCAATGTATTGTTGTGTTTGTGTGTAGCGACCTATAAATTTTAGAACTTTCTAAGTTTAGGTCGTGAAAACTTAGTTTTTTATTTTGTAGAATATCGTAAAGATTATCTGCAAAATCTTCTCTGTTGTCCTCTGATACAAAACCCCCCACTGTCATAATTACTAGGTCGGATTCCTCGTCAATAAAGACATTGAATATGTAATCTTTCATGTAAAACCCTCTAACTGTGTGTTTGAACTACCCATCTGCACCTGCGCCAGACGCAAAAATAAAATGGGGTGTCAAATCGCAGAAAACCCCCACTTTTTGAGATTAAATCTCAGAATTTATTTAACCAAAATCGGATAACATTAATTAAATCAATAACTTAGTCTATAAATTTACTTGAATTGAAGTGAAAAAGAAAAAAAAATACAATTTTTCTTCGTGAGTCTTGGTCAACTTTTCAAGGTTCTGCAATGGGTGAATTAGTTATTAAAGTATTGATTCGCTTAACTTCTCTTATGACTTCCAACTAATAACAAGTGGTTCATTATCTGCATTATTTAGGCTTATTTGTTGAGTTGTGCCGTAAGTTTTAGGCATTAGCTTGGACAACTCGTATTGAACTTGACCTTGTTTAAGTTTCATTGCATTAACTCTGGCCATACTGACTCCCTTTGGGTCAATGCTATCCTTGCACAATTGATTTAATTCTTCTTTGATTGTACTTAATTCATAATCTAGTGCGCTTATTTTGGCTTGATGGTACCGATTTAAGAGTTCTCCATCTTTTCCTATCCAATTACACCACGTTTGAAAGCTGATATTTAATTCTTTTAATGCTGTTTTGATTGTCTTACCTTGTAATATGGTTGA